TATATAAAAGATGCAGCACCATATGTTGTTTATAAAGAAAAGGTTCCAGCAAATAGGGTTGTTATAAAAATGCAAACACATGTTGGCGATGTTGATCTTGGAACTTTTACAAGTTTGGGAAAAACATTTTCTGATCCATTTTATGGAGATTCAAATAGAAGAACGCCAACTAAGTGGAAGGTTCAATATTTAGACGATAAAAATAATTGGATAGATATTATTGGATTTAATGGTTCTTCAAAAAGAAGAGACGGTACTGCAGTAATTAAGGCAGACGGATATGTAGAATTAGCCTATGGATTAATTGTTCCAGATAAATATAGGGATATTTTTATTAAAGCAGAAGAGTTTGCGACTGAACTTTTGCTTCCTGAAAAAAGTATACTTGGATATGCATATTTAATAAAGCCATCAGACGATGATATTGGCGTATATCATATTTGGACTGGAAGCGACTATGAACAATTTGTGCCAGTTTATGGATGGTATCTAGAAGAAGAAACAGTAGATAGGCTAACAAATTTTGTTACAGATTTAACATCGCCAATATCTTATAAGGGGTCACAGGATAATTTAACTAAATACCGTGAGTTTTCTTACATTAATGGATTAAGAGTTGTAGTTGAAACTATGAATAAATTTGACTCATCATTTGATCTTATTGAGTTATCTCCAAGACTATGTGTTGATCTATCAGATAAAACAACTGCGTTTTCTTTAAATAAAATTGGATCAGACATTGGAGCATCTGGATTGCCAGTGGGTCAGTTGCTGGCATCCAATGGATCCCTTACATTATTTGATTATGATCAGGCATTTAACATAAATAACTCAAATAGCATTATTAGAAATTTTATTACAAAAAATATTCAAATCAAATTTTATGAAATTATTATAGATGTAGATGGGTACGACTACTTTGTGCCACTAAAAACCATGTATACAGAAGGGTTTCCTTCAACAGATAGCAGATCTAGAACGGTTACTTTATCTATGCGTGACATGTTTTTTTATATGGAGTCATTGTTGGCACCACAAATATTATTAACAAGCGTTTCATTAAGTAGCGCCATTTCTATGCTTTTAGACTCTATAGGATTTTCTAATTATACATTTAAAAGACTAACATCTGAAAAAGAAAGCATCATTCCATATTTTTTTATTCCACCAGATAGAACTGTTGCAGAAGTTTTAAATGACATTGCTAGATCTACTCAGACTGCCATGTTCTTTGATGAATACAATAATCTTGTTTGTATGAGTAAAAACTATATGCTTCCAACAGAACAACAAAGAAATACTGATCTTATTCTTAGGGGATCAAAAGATATGATAGATGATGGTGTAATTCAAAATAAAACAACCTCATCAAAACTTTCCAATATTATTGGCATATCTTCTCAAAATAGCGATGTTTTTAATGATGGATCTATTAGGTATAAAACTAGATATATTCAAAAAACATACGGAACAATTAGACAAGCAAGTTTAATCGATAAAGAAAAAAGTTGGATATATAAACCAGTTTTATTATGGGAGGTCGAAGGTACAGAAAATACAAAATCTGTAAACGATCAATCTGGAAAGCAGTCTGACTATGTTCTTGGTGCAATACCATTAAACTCAAATTTAAGTAACACTGTTCCTACCGTTGTAAACAATACTGTAATTAATAATACAATGGATCTTGGAGAAGGTGTTTATTGGATAACAAGATATAACGGATATTTTTATGCAAATGGAGAAATCATTAAATATGATGCTGTTCAATATAGCATTACTGATTTTGGAAATGTTTGGATTACAAGCACACAGGATTATCAAAATTATTTTTCTAAACTAAGACATAATGGAAAGATATATCCAACTGGACTTGTAAGAATTTATACAAAACCATATTATGAAATTGTTAATGGAGCAACAAGACTAAAGTCTGGCGCAGTAGAAAAACATGGTCGTGGACAATTCGGTACTGAGGTTATTTCCCATAATGCAGGACTAAACCAATATTGGTCAGATAATGCAAATGTTCGTGGATGTACCATGAGATCTGAGATGCTGTTTGCCTTAATGCCAACAGATGATCTGCAGTCTGAAAGTTTATCTTTAAACTTAGATAATGGTGCTGCGGGAGTAAGCAATGAATTAGCAAAACAAACTGTAAGAAATGGAACAATTAAAAATTTCTTGGCACTCTCATATCCAAACGAAACATCTTCGAATGCATTATCTTCTACACAGTCTGGAACAATTCAGTCTTCTGCGCTAGTTATGAATGGGCCATCATTTACAACAACGCAAAAAAGTATTGATTTTATATCTTATATTAATAAGCCATTAGATAACAGGTTTAAGCATTTTGGAACACGAATGAGAATTATTGGAAAAATTGAAAGTAATGAAAATCGTGGTCAAACTCCAATTGGTTCAACAACATATTTCGTTGTAACTGGAAATACTCCAGATCAGAATATTAACGTAAGCGGTGGTTCTGGTGGATTGGCAGTAATGCTTAATCCTTCAACAAACGTAGGATATTATTTTGAGATAATGGCATTAACAGAAAACAACATTGCTGACTATAATTCTTCAGCAGAGAATCTTCACAACATCGTATTTTATAAAATATTAAGAAGTGCAGAGGATGTAGAAAATACTACGATTAAACAGGGTGACGCCATCCCAGTTAAACTTTGGGGAGGTTTGTCAAATATTATTGTCGATGATGGTAACTTTACTGGTCAATATAGAATGACTGGAGAGGAAAATCCAACAGTATATGATTTGGCTATAGAGTACCAGGATATAGGAACCTTTAGAAGATTCTATTTGTATATTAATAATAAGATAGTTGCAACAGTAGATGACACAGAGCCACTACCACTTTATAACAATATGGCGCCTTTTATTAGGGGATCCGCAAGATGCATGTTTGAAAACATATATGCATTAACAAATAATTATAGTCAAAACACTGTTTTTGCTTTAGATACACCAATAATGTCTGCAATAAATGATTCTGAAATAGATGTTAATGAATCATTTAGAAAATATTCAATGAGCGGAATTGTTCAGTCAACATATTTGTCTGGCATTAGTCCAAATGATCAACCAAAATATAACATGTATTTTGAAGAGTTTGGAACCATTATGCGTGAAGCAGCATATTTTAATATTAGATATGATAAGGCATATCCCGCATTATATGCAAAACTATCGCCAACATTTAATAAATTAAAGGGGTATGTTGTTTCTGGATTTAGGGCGGGATCTTATGGAGCAGAGTTTTTAATATTTAATTCTACAGATACAGCATTAAGTTTAGATGCAAGCAGTGGAAATTATTTAAGAATACAGGGCATAACCTTTACTCAAGAATCCGAGCATGACTATAAGGTAGACGAATATTTTTCTAAGAATAGTGACTTTTCTAATCCACAATTTGTAGGAGATAGTCTTATAAGATCTCCTCTTATTATTAAACAACAATATGATGATATTAAGGCAAGTAGAATGACTTATGGCAAAAAAGATTTCTCAATAGATGCCCCATATATTCAAACCCAAGATGATGCACAAAGCATTATGTCTTGGATTATTTCAAAACTTATGAAACCTAGAAAGTCAATTGGTATACAGGCTTTTGGAACACCAACTTTACAACTTGGGGACATCGTTAAAATTGATTATAAAGATTCAGAAGGCAATAATGAGGTTTGTGATAATGATTCAAGGTTTGTTGTGTATAATATAGAATATAGCAGACAAAGCGATGGCCCAGAAACTAAAATTTATTTGAGCGAGGTAGTATAGTATGGCATTTGATTATAGTGGTTATCCACAAACTCCAGACGTTGTTTACTCTCATAAGGGATATTCTGCCCCAACTGCAGCATCGTCAAATGTAAGTGCTGTTTCAGGAAACCTTCTTGGAGTTTCTGGATCACAAAATACTGGAACATCTGCTTCTGCAAACTCCTCTTCTACACAATCAATTAAAGCAGCAAGACCAGATATTATAATAACAACTGAAGAAGCAACATCAATTGAATTAATGACAGACCTAATATTTGAAAATATAGGTGGTCAAGAATTAATAAATATAGCAAGAACAGATATTGTTAATGGTCAAAATGTTATTTATCATCCAATTAAAAACTTAAGCAGTATATACTTTAAGTATAATCCACAAAATATTTTGGCACTACAAAAAACTTCTGAGGAATACTTTAAAAAGTTTCCAATAAAATTAGGAGATAAAATTCCTACCTGTGGAACTGGTCCAGATTGTAAGACGGTATATATAGATAGTGAGACAGGAAATCTTATTATTAATGTTATCAACCTAGAAGATGATGAGCAGGTAGAGGTCCAGATCCTAGTTAATGGCAAAATTTATAATGGTACAATATATGAGGCGGAATAAATATGATAACTAATACTGGCAAAAACATACTTGCAAAATACCTGATTGGTCAGGCTCCAGCCTATGCGTCCTATATTGCAATTGGCTGCGGTGCTAATCCTTTAGCATCAGATAGCACATTTGGAGATTATTCAAATAAGACAAGGTTAGATTTTGAGATGTTTCGTGTTCCAATTACTTCTCGTGGATATGTGACAGAAGATGGAATATCTAAGATAGTATTAACAGCAGAGTTGCCAAGCGAAGAAAGATATGAGATTTCTGAAGTAGGTATATTTTCTGCAGGAGCAAATTCTCAGGCTGGGGCATATGATAGTAAAACAGTGTACGCCTTTACTCAAGATGAGAACTGGCAGCATCACGTACCGTCTTCTGGTACAGGTCTTGCAACAGCAATCCCAGTCGTATATGCCCCGCTTGATGGAGAATTAGAAAACAATGTTATTAATCAAACTTATTCTGTGTTTCAGACAAATGCTGATAATAGAATTTTTACTAATTCAAATAGATTAAATAGATATGAAAGATGTAGGTTTTTTAATAATATAATTGTTATGCGTGGAAACTCATCTTCCCTAACTGCAAATGGTGATGGTCACATTGTTGTTGGTTCTGGATCAGAGCACATACATTTAACTGGAGCAATATTAGATTTTAATAAGAATGCACCAACAGATGAAATTAAATTTGGATTTACTGTTATTAATAAGACTGGCAATTCAGTTGCTATTCCAGACAATGTAAAAATTCTTTTAGAGTTTGCGTCAACAGATGTTCATAATACTGGTCAATGGGCTAGATTTGAATTAGATCTTGATAATGGAAATGGATCTACTCAACACGACTTTTCAACAAGTAGATATGTTGTAGCATCAAAACAATTACAACAGTTATACATGAGCGATGGTTTTACCTGGAGTAGCGTAGATGTTGTAAAAATTTATGCTTGTGTAACTGAAAATGGAAGTCCATCAGAAGATTTCTATGTATGTTTTGATGCAATTAGATTGGAGAATAATAGTAGCATTAATCCACTCTACGGTATGACTGGATACTCTGTTATTAAAAATACAGGTGCACAAACAATTGTCAAAGCAGCGAATACAACAAACTATATTGAGTTTAGGTTTGCTTTGGATGTGCAATAATGGCAGATAACAATATAAAAAAGGTTATTATTTTAAAAAAAGATCTGCCAGAATTTTATGGATCAAACCAAGAATATATAGTTAAGTATAGAATAATAACAGAAGATAAAAATAGAACATCACACTGGTCTCCTAATTATAGATTGCCAGTATCACCAGTAGCAGCAATAGATTATAGAGTTGCAGTAGAACAATCTCATGATATGATTAATGCAGTTTGGACTCCTAATACTACTACTAAGTCAGAGTTTGACATTTATGTTAAATGGGATAGTGAGGATTGGCAGTTTATTTCTACAGTCTTTACTACAAGTTATTCGACTATTATTAAAACTGGAGCAGCACATTTTCAACTTGCTGTTCAGGTACCAACATTTCCAAAGGAGCGCTTTGTCGGGGCTACATTATTTGAGACCGCCCAGATAAACGTTTAATGGTATAATAGATAATTATGGCAAAACTACCGTTACCAGAAAGAGGGCAGCCATTAGATGTTGCCTATATATATGAACTTGCAAATGCACTAAATGATGTTGCATCCCAGGTTTCTTCATCTACAAATAAATATGTATCTGTAGATGCGCCTGGAGTTGGAAGACAAAATGTTAAGGCGTCAGAGGCTAGAATAATTGGGGGCTATGTTGACGTTGTTATTAGTTCTACTAGAACAAAGGGACAAGAGTCACCATTCTCGTATGACTTTCCTACAGACTTTAAATATACACCGATTGTAACAGCAACACCAATTAACGTTGGTGCTACTGATGCTGGTAAAGATGTCACGGTAGTGTTGAAAAGTATTACCACTTCTAAAGTAGAGGGCGTTATAAGATTTAATAATACGGGAGATGTTTCTGTTGCAGTTAATCTTATAATTGTTGGTATACCTAATTAATGATTGTATGTCAAAAATGCAAAAAGAGAATGTTTGTTGACAGACAGTATAGCAAGGTAGATCATCTTGAAGTTTATTGTTTATATTGTGGGTCAAGAAGGTTCTTCCATCCACCTAGTCAGTCTTCGGAGGGGCAATGGCTTCTAGAAAAGGAAAAGTCTCTAGCGAAGAGTACAATCTCGCCCCTGTAATACCTGGAAATAAAAAGGTTTGGTTTTTAAATGGTGATCTTGTAAGAATACATCATATTAATAGATCAAATAGCGTTATGTCTCTTTATAATATTACTAAAGATAGAATTGAGAGTTGTTTAATTTCTGATTTTAAAAAGCATCGTGAACGTGCTTTTACTGTAGGTGAAACTGCTGATTTAGTTAATAGACATAAAAAATATATGCCATCATTAATGAAACGTGGAATTATACCATTTCCAATGGGATCTCAAAAGGGTGGTGCAAGAGGTTGGCAAGTAAGATCATATTATTCTGAATCACAGGTTTTTGAAATTAGAGATATTCTTGCAACTTATCATATAGGCAGACCAAGAAAAGATAAATTAGTTACAAACGATATTACGCCTAGCAAAGCAGAGTTGACTAGAAGAATGGGCAGTGGTATAATTACATATACAAGAACAGAAGATGGAAGATTTATACCAGTTTGGTCAGAAAGTATATAATTTAATATAGTGGCTTGACAAGCATAGAACAATTTGATACCATATTGTATACAACGGAGGAATAAATGATAGAAAACGATTCTACAAAAGTAAATGTAACATTAGGCTATACCCTTAATCTTGGTAACTTTCAGTCACTAAGACTTGATCTGGGAATTATTGATTCAAAGCGTGAGGGTGAAAATATTGATCAGGCTTTTGAACGAGTTTATAAATTTGTCGAAGACAAACTTACAGAAAAAATAGCAGAAGCAAAGTCTGAGTTAGACGAACAGTAATGGCAGAACGCAAAGACCGAATGGCTTTGCTTAGTCGTTATAGCAAGTTATATACTCAACGATATGAGCAGAAGCCTTCTCTCAATCTCAATGTAGAGCAATGGGCTGCCGACGCACTTGTTGAGTCATACGGTATTGCTGCATGCTATGATCTTTTAACATACTATTTTGAAACAGCATCCGAACCAAATTGGAAGTACTTTGTAAATTATGCTGATGCTATAATTGATAAAAAGCAGCAAATAGAGCAAGATAAAAAAGAAAGAGAAGAGCGTAGACAGATGGCAAGGAAGTGGTTAAGTGAATAGCACTGAGGCCAAATTAATTTCTGCCGTATTAAATGATAAGCAAATTCATGTTTTGCTACAAGCAAATGTTGAAAACTTATTAAGAACTCATAATGATATTTGGCAGTTTATTAGACGATATTCAGAAACAAATGGAGCAGTTCCACCAGAAAGTTTGGTTGTAGAAAAGTTTAGAGACTTTGTTCCAATTAAGGATATAGGGGCAACTAAGCACCATCTAGACGAGTTACAGACAGAATATTTAAATGATAGTTTAAAGGATATTCTAAGATCCACAGCATCTGAGGTTCAAAGTGGTCTTGGTGTAGAGGCTTTAGAATCTTTAATAACAAAAACCTCGGAATTAAAAAAGAATACAGCAGCAATCAGAGATATAGACGTAACCGATTTAGACTCTGCAATTGGATATTTTGAAAATGTAAAAAAGCAACAAGAACTTGGTTCAGTTGGGATTAAGACTGGTTTACCAGGATTTGACAATTATCTTCCTGCTGGAATTATGCCAGGACAATTGGGTGTCTTTTTAGCATATCCTGGTATTGGCAAGTCTTGGCTATCACTTTATTTTGCTGTACAGGCATGGAAGCAGGGAAAGTCTCCACTTATTATTTCTTTAGAAATGAGTGAGACAGAAGTGCGTAATCGTGTTTTTGCAATCATGGGTGAGGGTCTATGGTCTCATAGAAAACTTAGTTCTGGTCAGGTTGAAATAGATATGCTTAAGCAGTGGCATGCTAAAAATTTGGCAGGGAAGCCAGAGTTCCACATTATTTCAAATGATAGTGGTGGTGATATTACTCCATCAGTATTGCGTGGAAAGATTGATCAATATAAGCCTGATTTTGTTATCGTAGATTACCTACAATTAATGTCGCCAAATCAAAAGTCTGAAAATGAAACAGTTCGTATGAAAAATCTTTCACGTGAACTTAAACTAATGGCTATTGCGGAAGAAGTTCCTATTATTGCAATCTCATCTGCTACACCAGATGATGTCACCAAACTTGACACTGTACCAACTTTAGGTCAAACAGCATGGTCTAGACAGATCGCATATGATGCAGACTGGGTTCTTGCACTAGGTCGTGGTCCAAATAGTGATATTATTGAATGCGTATTTCGTAAAAATAGAAATGGATTTATGGGCGAGTTTTTGGTCCAGGTAGATTTTGATAAAGGATATTACAGATATAAGGACTATGAAAATTAATATAATTCATTATAATATATTCTATGGCAAATTATCATCACAAGCCTATCAAGAAGTTTGGTTTAGATGGAGTAATCCACGATGAATCCGCTATTGGTAGACTTAAGGGAGAATATATCAGACTGCTCGTATCAGAGATGCGGTTATCTGGCTATGTCCCAAGATTTGATATTGAGCCAGACTTTACGATAGACTATAATGAACAAAAGAAATATTTTGAATTTGAACTAACAGTACATGGAATATACACAGGAAGAAAACAGAGCGAATGGATACTAGGAATAGACGAAACCAAACCGATATATATACAAAAGAGCAAATCAAACGAGTACTCTCAGGTTCAGGAATAACTGTAGAGTCTGAAGTTGACTCTGACTATATTATATTTTGCCCATTTCACTCTAACTCAAGAACTCCTGCTGGAGAAGTAGACAAAAAGACTGGTAAGTTTTTCTGTTTTTCTTGTCATCACATAGCAGATTTAACAGAATTGGTTATGCATACATCTGGAAGAACATATTTTGAGGCAATTAGGTTTGTAAAAAGTAAAGAAACAGAAACTAATTTAGAAAAAGAAGTTAATCAGGCTTTGTATGTTAAGCCAGACTTCGTACCATTTGATGAGTTGGTAATATCAAGATTACATGATAATCTAATTAATTCAGGTAGGGCATTAGATTATTTTAATTCTCGCAAGATTAATATTGCTTCATGTAAGAAGTTTCATCTTGGATATTCAGAGAAGCAAGACATGGTTACTGTTCCAGTACATAGTCCAGATGGAATGCCAATAGGATTTGTTGGAAGATCTGTAGAGGGCAAAGAGTTTAAAAATACTCCAGGACTTCCAAAATCAAAAACATTATTTAATTTAAATAGAGTAAAGACTGCAGACAGGGTTTATGTTGTTGAGTCATCATTTGACGCAATTAGATTAGATCAGGTTGGATTTCCAGCAGTTGCAACACTCGGAGCAAATGTATCAAATACACAAATAGAATTGCTTCAAAAATACTTTAATAACATAATTGTTATTGCTGATAACGATGAAGCAGGCGGTAATATGAAAGAGCGAATTCTAGAAAGACTTGGCTCACGTGTTAGCGTAATACAACTAAATAAACAATATAAAGATATAGGCGATATGACAGATGATGCAATTACAGAATTAGAGTATCAATTTGACAAATCAATATTATCTATGCTACAATAGAAAAAACAAAGGAGAAAACTATGAGCGTTATTAAGGGATTAAAAGATATAAATGCCCTGCTCGAAAAACCAAAATATGATGGAAATGCACAAAAGGTTCGTTGGCTAAAGTTGGCTGATGGACAATCCGCAAAGATTAGATTTGTGGAAGAACTAGATCAAGATTCAGCAAACTATGATGAGTCACGTGGTCTATCTGTAGTTGTTGCAGAGCACACTAATCCAAAAGATTATAAGCGTAAGGCAGCATGCACAGTTGAAACAGAAGGTCGTTGCTTCGGATGCGAAATGGCACGTAAAGAGCCAAAGAGCGGATGGAGAGCACGTCTTAGATTCTATTGCAATGTGCTTGCAGATGATGGCCTAGAAGAACCATATATTGCTGTATGGTCACAGGGTATCTCAAAGCAATCAGCATTTAATACAATTCGTGAGTATGCACTTGAAACAGGAAGCATCTCAAATCTTGAGTGGAAGTTAAAGCGTAATGGCCAGGGTACAGAAACAAACTATACTCTACTTCCAACAAAGCCAGATTCAGAACCATTTAAGTGGGATGGTAAAGAATATTTCAACCTAGAAAAGGTTGTTCGTGAAGTTCCATATCCAGAGCAGGAAGCGTTCTACTTTGGGTTTGATACTCCATCAGTTACCTCGACAAACATCGACTGGTAATTGATGCAATACGTAGGCTTACACGTTCATACCCATTACTCACTATTTGACGGTATCGCTACTCCACAAGAGTATGTTGATCGTGCAGTTAGTTTGGGTATGCCAGCAATTGCGATTACAGACCATGGCTCCCTTTCTGGCCACAGAGAGATGTATCGTGCTGCAAAAGAAAAAGGTGTAAAGCCTATACTTGGCATAGAAGGATATATGTGTGATGATCGATTTGATCGTAGAGACAAAGAAGATCGTAAAGAACCACTTGATATGGTTTATAACCACATTATCCTTCTTGCCAAGAACCAAAAAGGTCTTGAAAACTTAAATAAGTTAAATGAGATTGCTTGGACAGAAGGATATTACAAAAAACCAAGAATTGACTTTGAAGTACTTGAAAAATATTCAGAAGGAATTATAGTTTCTTCAGCATGTCCTAGTGGAATAATTGCTAAATCAATTGAATTAGGCGAATTAGCAATAGCAAAAAAACATATTGAGTGGTTTAAAAAAGTTTTTGCAGAAGATTATTATATTGAGGTTATGCCACACAATGCTCCAGAAATTAACAAGACCCTGCTTGAACTTGCAGACCAATATAGCATTAAGGCAATCGTAACTCCAGACTGTCACCATGTAGATCAGTCACAAAAAGAGATTCAAGAATTTAAATTAATTTTAAATACATATAGCAATAAAACTCAAAAAGATGCAACTTATGAAAAGTCAAAAAAGCATAAGGATATGATGGATAGGTTGGACTATCTTTATGGAGAAGATAGACAGATGTCGTTTAATAAGTTTGAAATACACCTTTTATCATATGAAGAGATTAAGGTTGCTATGGAAAAGCAGGGCATTTATAGAGAAGATATTTATTCCAACACCATAGATGTATATAATAAAATAGAAGAATATGATATCCGTGATGGTCTAAACCTTCTTCCAGTTCAATATAAAAATCCAGATAAAGAGTTAGAGGATTTGGCTATTGCTGGATTAAAAGATAAGGGTATATACGAAGATGCTAGATATCTTGAAAGAATGGATGAAGAACTTGCTGTAATCAAAGATAAAAAGTTTGCACCGTATTTTTTGGTTGTGAGAAGCATGATTGCATGGGCTAAAAAAGAAGGTATTATGGTTGGTCCAGGTCGTGGATCTTCTGCGGGATCACTTCTTTGCTATGCATTAGGAATTACAGATATTGATCCAATTAAGCATGGACTTCTGTTCTTTCGATTTATCAACCCTGAACGTAATGACTTTCCAGATATTGATACAGATATTCAGGACTCAAGGCGTGAAGAAGTAAAAGATTATTTGGTTAGACAATACAGACATGTTGCTTCTATTGCAACATTTTTATCATTTAAGGATAAGGGTGTAGTTAGAGATATTGCACGAGTTTTAAATATACCGTTACCAGATGTAAATAAAGTCTTAAAACTTGTAGATGGCTGGGATGATTTTTGTAGTTCCAAAACTACTGAATGGTTTAGAGAAAAATATCCAGAGGTAGAAATTTATGGAGAAAAGATTCGTGGCAGAATTCGTGGAACAGGTATTCATGCTGCTGGAGTTGTAACAAGCAAGGAACCAATATTTAAGTATGCTCCTATGGAAACAAGAAATTCTCCAGGTAGCGATGAACGCATTCCAGTTGTGGCTGTCGATATGGAAGAAGCAGAAAAAATTGGTTTAATTAAGATCGATGCCCTTGGACTTAAAACTTTATCTGTTCTTAAAGATACCTTAGATATTATTGAGCAAAGAGACGGAAAAAAGATTGATCTTTTGTCAATAGACATGGATGATAGAAATGTATATCAAATGCTTTCAGATGGCTATACAAAGGGTGTTTTTCAATGCGAAGCAACACCATACACTAACCTACTTATCAAAATGGGTGTAAAAAATTTAGCAGAACTTGCTGCTTCAAATGCTTTAGTTAGACCAGGCGCTATGAATACAATCGGAAAAGATTATGTTGATCGTAAACATGGACGACAAAATATTGATTATATGCATCAGGTACTTAAACCTTTTACAGAAGAGACCTATGGATGTATTCTTTATCAAGAACAGGTTATGCAGGCATGCGTTGAACTAGGTGGAATGTCTATGTCTGAAGCAGATAAAGTAAGAAAGATTATTGGAAAGAAGAAGGATGCGAAAGAGTTTGATATTTTTAAAGATAAATTCGTTGAAGGTGCTTCTCGCTTTATTACTCCTAACAATGCTCGTGACCTTTGGCATGACTTTGAGGCGCATGCAGGATACTCTTTTAATAAATCCCACGCCGTTGCCTACTCCACACTTTCATACTGGACAGCATGGCTAAAGTACCATTATCCGCTAGAATTTATGTACTCACTATTAAAAAATGAAAAGGACAAAGATGCACGAACTGAATATCTTATTGAAGCGAAAAGAATGGGGATTAGCATTAAACTACCTCATATTAATGATTCGGATATTGATTTTAAAATTGAGGGTAAAGGTATTCGGTTTGGACTCTCGGCAATCAAGTTTATCTCTGATAAAATTGCAGAACGATATATATCGGCACGACCTTTTAAGTCTTACAAAGAACTTGAGGAGTTTACTTTTACAAAAGGCAACGGAGTAAATAGTCGTGCATTGCAGGCATTAAGAATTATTGGTGCTGCAACATTTAATGATAATCCAAGAAATGATGAAGAGATTAAGAATAATTTATACGAGTACTTAAATCTTCCAGAATTTAATATGACGGTGCCATCACATTATCATGCTTTTATAACTCCAGCAGAAGATTATGAAGAAAAGGGATCTTTTATTTTAATGGGTATGGTTAAGAATATAAAGAGATCTAAGGGATGGTCACGCATTGAGTTATTAGATAAAACTGGTAGTGTTGGTATATTTGATGATGAAAACACAACTATTGAGGCAGGAAATACTTATATAGTTTTAGCAAATGACAATAGAATTTTGTCAGCAGTTCCAGTTGATTCAATAAAGGGCTCTGATAGTGCGCTAGTAAAATTTTTAAATTATAAGATGTTGCCATATAAAGATGATGAGATGTTTGTGGTATCATTTAAACCTAGAGTAACAAAGGCTGGTAAAAAAATGGCATCCCTGACTCTTGCAGATTCATCAAGAGATCTTCATTCTGTTACAGTATTTCCAACTGCATTTGCAAAAGCCTATATGAAAATAGAAGAGGGTAGTGCATATAAATTTAGTTTTGGTAAAACCAAAGACGGTACAGTAATATTGGAGGATATAAATGCTTGACGATTTAGCAGAACAAGTACATAAGAATGCCATGGAAAAAGGATTTTGGGATAGAACAGCAGACCCTATTTTTGTAGCAAAACAAATGATGATGATTGTTTCAGAGGTATCAGAGGCTATGGAGGCTGTTCGTAAAGAAATGGATCCAGATCAAATATCAGATGAGTTTGCAGACATCATTATTCGCACCCTTGATTTATACGCAGGTATGGTAGAGGCAGGGTATGTTAAAAAATCTCTTGATTATGCTATTAAAGAAAAGATGGAAAGAAATACACATAGACCAAAGAAGCACGGAGTAAGATTCTAATGACAGTAACGGTAGAAGATGTATTGGCACAACTTAATCCAAAATTACGAAAAGGCGTAATGATTGGAGATACAGTACCAGAAACACAATATGCATCAACACCTAGTTTTGGCTTAAACAGGGCACTAAATGGTGGGCTGCCATATGGAAGACAAGTTCTTATTTGGGGATCTAAGTCATCTGCAAAGTCGTCTCTATGTCTACAAATGATTGCAGAGGCACAAAAAGAAGGAAAGATTTGTGCTTGGATAGATGCAGAAATGTCATACGATAAAGAGTGGGCTACTAGACTTGGAGTTGATACATCAAAACTAATAGTTACACAAACAAGAACAATTAATGAAATGGTAGATGTGGGTGTACAATTGATGGAGGCAGGAGTAGATTTAATTGTAGTGGACTCAATTACTTCTCTTCTTCCAGCAATTTATTTTGAAAAGGATTCTGATGAACTCAAACAACTTGAAAATACAAAACAAATTGGAGCAGAATCTAGAGACTTTAGCAATGCATGGAAAATGCTTAACTATGCTAACAATAAAGTTAAGCCTACTCTTCTTGTCCTTATTAGCCAGTCTCGTAATAATATTAGTGCTATGTATACTAGTCAGCAGCCTACTGGTGGTCAGGCTACTAAGTTTTATTCCTCTACAGTTATTAAATTATTTTCGTCAGAATCAGATAATCAAGCAATTAAGGGAAAGATAAATGTCGGAGATAAACTCATTGAAGAAAAAATTGGTAGAAAGGTTCGTTGGGAGTTACAGTTTTCTAAAACATCTCCTGCTTTCCAAAGTGGCGAATATGATTTTTATTTTAGAGGTGATAACGTTGGTGTTGATACTATTGGTGATCTTGTTGATACCGCAGAATTAATGGGTATTGTTGAAAGAACTGGTGCATGGTATGTTCTCCCAGATGGAACAAAAGTACAGGGAAGAGAAGGTTTTATTAACAAAGTCAGAGAGGATATTGATCTACAAGATATGATTAAGGACAAAGTTAGTGAATAAATATACCATATATGATGGTAAATTTCCTTGCAAAACCTGCAGAGAAGAAGTTAAAAAAATCAGATTTTATAAAGACACTGGAATGTCATCTTGGATGTGCTCTCAAAAGCATTTGTCTGAAGTTCAGATATGTCATGTTGGATATAAGAAAAAGAGAGATTATGAGCGAGAAGAACGAGAGTAAAAGAATTGGCGCCAAGCAGCATAAAAATTCTGGTAGAAATACCAAAAAAGGAGATGCTACTTGGGCAAACTTTACCGTTGACTTTAAGGAAAACTCAAAGTCATTTACCCTAAACCAAGATGTTTGGGCTAAGGCTACGACAGATGCTATAAGAAATAATAGCGATCCAGCCATAGTCGTGGTCCTTGGCGAGGGAAACAAGAAGACAAGACTTGCTATAATAGAGTTAGAACTACTAGAACAGATGGTGAACAATGGAACAGAATAAAACAACAATAGATATGATTAATGGCTTATCAGAAATAGCAGAATATATGCAGGATGAAGACCTTAATACAGCACTAACATTTATTGCCAAGGTAATAATCAAGCCTGACATCCCTATGAATGTGGCTACACTAGAAATAGTTAGACTACAGGCTATTGCAACAAAGATGGCATTTAAAGCAACGTGGATGGCCAATGTGGATAAGTCAGACAGGGGAAAGAAAAATATTTATTACACTGCAGCAGAATCTATAAATAACCTTGTCTCTGCTCTCAAATATATCATAAGATGACTAGTGGTATAATTATATAAAACAAGGGAACTTTATGACAAAAAATTTAATGAAGCAAGTTATGCTTAAAGAGTCAAAAAAGAAAGATGCTGTTTCGGCACAAGATAATTCTTTTATTGACGGATTGATTGAAAAAATACAATCTGGTTATACTATAAAACTAAAACCAAAATTTACAAAAAAGCAATCTTTTAGCCCATCTACCCTAACTTATGGTGCTGGAGAATGTCCTAGATTTTGGTACTTAGCATTTGATGGCGCTAACTGGTTTGATAATGCTGACGCATATGGTGTAGCAAATAGAACTTCTGGAACGCTAAGCCATGACAGAATTCAAGATGCAATAATGGATGCTGGAATACTTGACGAAACAATGGAGTTTGATACAGAGCCAAGTAAATATAAAAAGCAAAAGCATCCAGCGATGGAATTTAAAATAACATATGATGATCCACCAATTTCTGGGTATGGGGATGTCATGCTTGCCTATAATGATAATAAAATTTTAGGCGAAATAAAAACAATGCCCAATGAAGGGTTTGAATATAAGAAGGCAAGCAAGAAGCCAAAGACTGGACACTTGATGCAACTTCTTATATATATGAAAATAAAAAAGATGGACAAGGGTGTTTTAATTTATGAAAATAAAAATAATCATGAGTTATTAACTTTGCCCGTAGTAGTAAGCGATCATTACCGTCGGTGGGTAGACCAGGCTTTTGATTGGATGAGAACTGTGAGAAAGGCTTGGGTAGACCGAACTATTCCACAAAAAACGTATAGATCAAATTCTAAAATTTGTAAAGCGTGTCCAATTCAAAAAGCATGTGCTGAAGCAGAGACAGGGGTAATTAAAATTAAACCTCTGGAGTTGCTAGAAGATGAAGCATTGTAGTTGGTGCGACCAAGAATTTAAATCAAATATATCTTACCAAATATACTGCTCTATTGAGTGTAGAGACGAGGCAACAAAACAAAAAATTGCCACAAGGTATATGATTACAAGAAGACAAAAAAGAAAAGGTAAGGATAGAAGATGTAAGTCTTGTAAGCAGGTGTTATCAATATATAATGATGACATGCTCTGTGGACTTTGTCAGGTCAATCCTAAAGATGTTGATAAAGCATTAAAAGATATAAAGGGCAGAATGAATGAAAAAAGATAATCCAAAAACTATTTGTGCTATTGACGCTAGTACAACTAGTCTTGCCTTTGCCCTGTTTAATACACAACAAAAAACTTTAGGTGTTGTAGGGAAGATTAATTTTGAAGGAAAAAATATTTATGAAAAGGTTATGGATGCTGGGAAAAAAACAAAAGCGTTTCTTGACTATTATGGTGGCTTTGAAGGTATTGTAATTGAGCATACAGTCTTTATGAATAGTCCCAAAACTGCTGCAGATCTTGCACTAGTTCAGGGTGCGATTTTAGGTGCTGCTGGTCAATCTGGAACAACAATTATAGGAAAGGTTTCTCCAATAACCTGGCAAAACTTTATTGGTAATAAAAAGTTAACAAAAGAAGAGCAACTACTTATTAGAAGTCAAAATCCTAATAAATCTGTTTCCTGGTATAAAGGGTATGAGCGTGGTATTAGAAAACAAAGAACTATTAAATTTATCAATGTAAACTATGATAGGAATTTAGATGATAACGATATCGCTGATGCCTGTGGTATTGGTCACTGGGCTCTGAATAATTGGGATAAAGCGGTTGGTTATGCGTAAATCATTTGATTTTCCAGAATATAATGATGATATTATTCTAATAGTTAGAACATTATCTCCTTCAAAGTGGTTGCTCATAGATAGAGAAACTGGTCAAATATATCAGGGCAATAAAAATGGACATTGGGATAGACTGGACCCAGTTATAAAAATTGACAAGGAGTGACATGTCTGCTAAACTATATACAAGTGAAACTTGGCTCCGTAAGAGATATCTTATGGACAAAAAGTCTCCTCAAGAAATAGCAAAGGAATGTGGGGCAAGCGTAGAGACAGTCTATGTTTATCTTGCTAAGTTTGGACTAAGAAAGAGTAAGCGATGACAGAAAAGTTTAATATTACGGTAGATCAGGTAAATCATCCTGAGCATTATACTAGTGATCCATCTGGCATCGAATGCATACAGATTACTCGTCATAGGAATTTTAATATTGGAAATGCATTTAAATATTTATGGAGAGCAGGATTAAAAAATGAATCTACACATATAGAGGATTTAAAGAAAGCAATATTCTATATACAGGATGAAATTAAAAGATTAGAAGGACACTATGACAAACACTGAAGAAGATTTAGTTAAACACTTAGATCAGGTTAATACAGTTGTAGGAGAATACCTAAAGGGTAACGATCCAACTAAAATATCTAAAGAACTTGCTATTCCACGACAGACTGTAGTAAATTATATTAATGAGTGGAAAGTTATGGCTTCTGCTAATGATGCTATTCGTGCTCGTGCAAAAGAGGCATTAGCAGCAGCAGACACACACTACAGCAAATTAATATCAAAATCATACGAGGTTATTGATGAAGCAAGTATGACAAATAACCTTAGTGCTAAAACACAAGCAATTAAACTTGTCATGGACATTGAGTCAAAAAGAATTGATATGCTACAAAAAGCAGGTCTTTTAGAAAATAAAGAGTTAGCAGAAGAAATGGTTCAGATAGAGCGCAGACAAGAAGTTCTTATGGGAATTTTAAGAGACATAGCATCTGAATATCCACAAATTCGTGATGAGATTATGAGAAGACTTTCCGATATTGCAAGAGACAATGAGGTAATAACAATTGTCCATGATGTTTGATGATTTTTTAGAAGCACTTAAAGATGATCATTTTGCAGAAAAGCCAGTAGATGTAAAGACATTTGTTGAGTCACCAGATTTTTTGGGACAGCCAAAACTATCTGAAATACAATACGACATAGTGGAGGCAATGAGCCAAATTTATAAAAAAGAAGAACTAAAAGTCTTGATGGGAGAAGCAGAAGGCGAAAAACATTATGACAAATATACTAAGAACGAAATCATACTACAACTTGGTAAAGGTAGTGGCAAGGATCATACTTCCACTGTTGCTTGTGCTTATGTTGTTTACAAACTACTTTGTCTTAAAGACCCTGCAAGATACTTCGGAAAGCCACCTGGAGACGCTATAGATATTATTAACGTTGCTATTAACGCTCAACAGGCTAAGAACGTTTTCTTCAAAGGATTTAAAACAAAGATTGAAAAGTCTCCTTGGTTTGCTGGCAAGTTTAATGCAAAGGCAGATTCAATTGAATTTGATAAGTCTATAACAGTTTATTCTGGTCACTCAGAAAGAGAGTCTCACGAAGGTCTAAATCTTATGATGGCTGTTCTAGATGAAATTTCTGGTTTTGCACAAGAGATTGGAACAGGAAATGATCAGGGTAAAACTGCTGATAACATTTATAAAGCATTCCGTGCTTCTGTAGACTCTCGTTTTCCAGATCTAGGAAAAGTTGTTCTTCTTTCATTCCCAAGATATCAGGGAGATTTTATTTCTAAAAGATATGATGATGTAGTTATAGAAAAAGAAGTAATACACAAAGCGCATAAATTTATTATTGATCCATTACTAGATGAAAATGACCCAAACAACCAATTAGAAATTAATTGGGATGAAGATCATATAAAGTCTTATAGGTATCCAGGTGTATTTGCACTTAAAAGACCAACATGGGATGTAAACCCAACTAGAAAAATTGATGATTTCAAAATTGCATTTATTACTGACCTTGGAGATGCAATGCAAAGATTTGCTTGTATTCCAACATATGCATCTGATGCATTCTTTAAGCAAACAGAAAAAGTTAAAAATTGTATGAGTTCTAGAAATCCCCTAGATGCTTTTAAAAGATTTGAAGAAAACTTTAAACCAGATCCAGAAAAAACATATTATATACATGCAGACCTTGCACAAAAACATGACAAATGTGCTGTAGCAATTGCACATGTAGATAAATGGGTTAATGTTCAGGTGATAAAAGATTACCAGCAAATATCTCCAATAGTAGTTGTAGATGCGGTTGCTTGGTGGGAGCCAAAGGTAGAAGGCCCAGTAAACCTATCTGAGGTTAAACAATGGATACAAAATCTTAGAAGAATTGGCTTTAATATAGGAATGGTTTCTTTTGACCGTTGGCAGTCATTTGATATTCAAAATGAACTGCGGGCAGTAGGTATGAGAACTGAAACCGTATCAGTAGCAAAGAAGCATTATGAAGATATGGCCATGCTTGTTTATGAAGAAAGACTAGTTATGCCAGCAATAGATTTATTATTTGAAGAATTAACTGAGTTAAAGATTATGAAAAATGATAAGGTAGATCACCCACGTAAAAAATCTAAAGATTTAGCAGACGCAGTATGCGGTGCTATTTTTGGTGCAATATCACATACACCAAGAGATCAAAACCTTGAAGTCGAGGTTCATACTTTTAGGGATAGGCCACGCAAAGTTGACAGCCTACCTGAGAACGTGATACAATATAAACCTAGTCAAATAGAAGACATCAAAGACTATTTGGATAGATTAAAAACAATATAACCAAATGAATAAAAAGGAGAAAAATGAATTCATTTAAGAAGATCGCTCTCGCCATGGTTGCAGCCATGACACTGGGCACACTTGGAGTAGCACCTGCAAATGCTGCCCCCATGTCAGTTGCTTTGACTGTCAATGGATCTGCCCCTGCGACAGCAGGAACAGCCTCAACAACTGCTGTAGAACTTCCAGTTCCAGCAGATAACTCAGTAGATGCTGCTGATGCTCTTAAGTTTGTTGTTACAGTAGACACTGGTACATCTGTTGCAGTTTCAGCAACAAATGCATCTGTTGTACTTGCAACAGCAACTGCTGCAGCACCAGTAACCGCTTCAAGCGGATCTGCTTCTACAACAATTGCAACTGGTACAGGAACAACTGCAACATTTTATGTCTTTACAAAGACAACTGCAGTAGGTACAGTTTCAATCACAAACCAAGG